TGTAGTCCTGCAAGCGCGCGGTGGCTGGGAAGTCGAGGCGCTTGGCTACATCCGCAGGCGGCGCGACTCCCGGCGAGCCAGAGGCGGCCTGGTGGAACGAGAAGCACGCCTGCCGACTTTCGTGCATGCGCCACGGGAACACGTATTTGTCCGGGTTGTACCGGCTGAAGACGCCGACGCGCACCGTGCCGTTGTCGTTCACGCCCAGCGACGCCGGCCAGAAGTACGGCATGAGCCGGATCGCGATGGTGCAGCCCGCCAACGCGCCGCTGAGGTTCATGTAGCCGTGCGCCGGGAAGCTGGCCTCATTTCCGCTCGGGCCGACGCCCCCGACCGTGACCACGCCGTCGTCGCGCTTTTCCCATCCCTTCTGCGTGAAGGCACCGCCGCCGTCCTTGAGAATGTGGGGCTTGTACGATCCGCCCACGCCACCAGTGTCCGTCGTCGGCGCCGAGCTGAACGCCTGGTAGCAGTAGACGTCCGCAGGCCCGGCGCCGCCGAGGGCCTGATCGGTCTGCGTGCCGGGGTTGCAGCACACCGCGCGGCGGCTGGTGCCCGGGATGATCTTCGTCTCCAACTCGACCCAGCCGAGTTGAAGGTGCTTGTTGTCGTCGGTGGACGGAGCGGAGTTGAGGTGGTGCTTGTCGTTCTTGATCGTGAACGTCACGGCGATGTCGGGCGAGTGGTAGGACGCAGCGAAGCGGCACGAGAATCGCGCAACGGTCACGGTCGGCGCCGCCGAGGAGGCCAGTTCGCCGTCGATGCGCAGCACGGCGTGCGCAGGACCGTTCTCCTCGATGGCCCCCGTCGCGTTGGTGCGCACGACCAGCGATGTCGTCCCGTCGGCCATCGTGCCAACGACGCCGACGCTCGTGCCGGTGGACACAATCGTCTGCACCCCGACGATGACGGTGTCAAAGAGGTTGAAGGCGCCCGTCTTCACAGTGGCCGTGACGAAGCCAGTTGTGATCGTGTACGTGCCAGCGGACAGGCTGATGATGTCGGTGCCGGTCGAGACGCCGGTGCCGGCCGTCGCGCTGATGTCCAGCGTCGGCGTGCCGCTCAAAGGGTTCACGTAGGCATGCACCTGCGCCCACTTCACGAAGCCGGACGGCCACTTCTGCAACGTTCGCGCCTGCCAGCGCAGGGGGGGCAGGGGGGCCGTCAGCAGCAGTGCAGGGCGCCCCCCGGTCTCCGCCACCGTGAAGTCTGGCAGTGGCACGGAGAACGGTACGGTTGTGGCGATGTCAGTCCACGCCGTTACGCCGCTGGGCAGCAACTTCTCAAGGTCGATCACGAGCGGCAGGAAGCCGGTGGCCGGCGCGGCTTCCGCGCCGCCAGCGCCGCCCGAGAGCGCCTTGTCGAAGACGGCGGTGCCCAGCGTGCCGGGCCAGCTGGGCAGCGTGCCGCGGACGTAGTAGTCCATCCGCTGCGAGGCCGGCACCGTGATCCCGGACGTGCCGGTGATCTCGAACCACGTTCCAGCGAGGATCTCTGACACGAGATAAATGTTGCCCTCCAGGAGCGCCTCGAACGCGGGGTCCGGCGCTCCCGCGGACTGGTCCACGTCCACCACCTCGATCCATTTGCCCACCGAGGGCGGGGTCGCGGTCGTGATGCGAATGTTGACGCCACCTCCGCCCGACAGGACCTTGTTCGTCTGGAGCGTGCCGCGTGCGCCGTAGGCCGGCTTGCCGTGGCCATTGGCGCCGACGTTCCTGGCGACGCCGCTCATCATCGGCGTGTTGGCGAGGATGCCGCGCTTGATGAAGACGAGGCGCTGGTTTGCCGGCACCGTGATGGCCGTGGTCCCGTCGAGCTCAAACGTATTGGCCGTCACGCCCGTCACGGTGAACGTCTGCGCCAGCATGGCGGCCTTGAACGCGTTGTTGATCTTGGTGACGTCGCTGACACCGTCCGCGTCGGTGGCCCACACGTTCGTGCAGGTGAGCACGTCGCCGTCAAACACCCCATGCCCGCCGTGACTCACGCCGGACCCAATGGCGACGGACGAGCCGGTTGACGCGATCTTGACGTTGCTCGGGTTGCCTCCCGTCACGTCGCTGGAAGACGGGATCATCGGCAGCCCGGTGTTGTTGTGCAGCGCCCGGAACGCGTAGTTGTTCGGCTGTATCTGCCCGAGTCCCATGCCCACCATGCCCGCCGGTGGCTCGTACTTCGCGCCGTAGGTATAGATCGGGTTGATCGTCCGGTTGACCACTGCGTACACGAAGTCCCCGCCGGACTCCGGCGCGCAGGCGATGCTCTCGAAGCTGTCGCCGTCCGTGTTGTGCCGGTGCCATGCCTCGATGCCCTGCTCGGGCAGGTAGGTCAGCGCGACGACGTCGCCGTCCTCGCGCACGGCGTACACGATGGAGTGGGGCGTCTTCTGGTGGCACCACTGGAGGATGTTCACGCCCTCGAACAGCGAGGGGCAGAACGCCGTGAGGTCGCGCCCCTTCATGCCGCCGGCGGCGAGGTCGTACCCGAAGTCGTGGACGAGCCCGCCGTGCGCCTGCACAAAGAGCGCCGTGTTGCGCACGCGCAGCGGCTGCACGGTCGACGCGCCAATGGCGTCGCGCGGGTCCGCGTTGATCGCGTCCCAGCGCACAACACCGTCACCGTCGCCCTTGATCTGGATCTCGTCCGCCGACGTGTGCACCATCAGGGGCGAGAGCGGCACGAGGTGCCGCACGAGGTTCACGCCCGAACCGATGATCGGGATGTCGAAAGCGTCGTTGTCCAGCAGCGGCTGGCTACGGGAGAAGTTCAGGATGTCGCCAGAGCGCGAGAGCTTGAGTGTCGCGGGCTCAAGGAGTGAACCGCCCAGAACCAGGCGCTGCTGGTAGATGGTGGCCGTGCGCGGGTTGCGCGCGGGCCCGCGGCACGGGTCGGTGTAGTGCGGTGGCCCGTCCTGCGAGACGGCCGTCGACTCCTGCGGGCTGTTGTCGTCGGTGTACGTTGGCGCTGGCGTGCGCGCGATGAACTGATAAGTGCCGGCGAACCGCTTGAAGACCCAGTACTCAAGCGCCTCGGGGACCGGGGACCAACTGAGCTGCACATCGCCCGTGCCGACGCCTGCAGCACCACCAGAATCCTCGATGAACGCGCGGCACCACAGCACGTCCATGCCGCCCGTGTAGGTCGGCCCGCTGGTGTCCACCACGATGATGTGCGTGGCGTCGATCACCTTCACGGCGAAGACCTTGTTGATGAGCGCCGCGCGCACCTCGGGCTGGTCTGTCCCCACGCCGCTGAACAGGACGGCCTTGATCGCGATTTCGTCCCCATCGGCCAGGTTGTGCGCCGCGAGCGTGTCCAGCACCAGGTCCTTCGTCGGCCCGTAGCTGGAGATGCTCGCGAGCGGCGCGTTGGCGATGCCGCCGATCGTGAGCGGCAACACCATGACGGCGTAGCCGCCCGACGGGACCGTCACGCCCTCGGTGGTATCCAGGTCCAAGTACCCCGAAGCGTCCGGTGTGGCGTTGCCGACGTTGAACACCTTGCCCAGCAGCGCCGCCTCGAACGCCGCGTCCGGCGTCGCGCCGATGGCAAAGACGGCCGTGACCAGCACGTCCTCGTCGACGTCCATGTTGTTCACCGTGGTCACACGCACCTTGCTGCCGCTGCCACCCGACGCCGGGCCGGTGTAGGCGATCGCCGCGCTGGCAGGCAGCGACTGCTCGAGCTTGCCCTTCTTGATCGCCGTGACCTTGAAGCGGCGTAGCGTGCCCGCACCGGTCGACGTCGATGTGAGCCCATTGGGCGCCGCGATGGGCGGCAGGAAGTCCACGGGCTGCAGCGTCCACGTCACCGCGCCGAAACGCTTCAGCGCATACGGCCGGTGTTTCGGGTGGAATAGAAACGTGACGTCGGCGTAGCCGGTCGCGACGAGCTCGAAGACCTCGGTGTCTTCGTATGGCGTCGGGATCTCGTAGAGCGCGTCGCTCAGCACGGCCGTGAGCGGGTACCACCAGTCCGCGCTGGTCAGCGGTGTTTTGTCCAGGCCCGCCTGGATGCAGTAGTAGTAGATGCCGACGCTCGTGACGAGATCGCCGACGTTGTAGAGCTTCGTGGCGCTGTAGGCCGGCGCGTCGCCCGACGTCGCCACGATCTGCGCGCCCTCATTCAGAAAGCGCAGCGTGCGGTCGCCCCACGCGAGCATGGCGCTGTCGTTGCCGCCGAACACGAAGGGCATGAGGCGCGTGATCCCGCTGCCCTTGGTCGTGGCCGCGTACTCGAAGGCGGCGCGGTTCTCCAGGCCGCCCGAGCGCATCACATTGAAGTTGAGCGCGTCGAGGAGTCCGTAGACGCGCTTGGCCTGGTCTGTGCGCGCCCACACGGACGGGCTCACGATCCCGCCGGCGAAGCTGCGCTGCGTCGGCGCGGCCATCAGCTCCCCCGGCGCGCGTCGAGGAACATCGACGGCAGGTTGTCGGTGGTGGGCTCAACCTCGATGCCGGCCGCTTCGCGCGCGCGTGCCACAAACTCGTTCGCGAGCACCGTCTGCTGGCGCGCGAGTTCCTTGTCGGACCGAAGCGGCATCGCCAGCATGGACGCGAGGTAGTGCGAGAGCGCCATCCCGAAGGTCGCGTCCCAGTTGCTCGCCAACGTCACCGCGTTGCTCATGATGAGCGCGCGTGCCTCAGGCTCGTCGGTCATCACCGAAACGGCGCCGGTGTCGTCCCGCCGCACCTGCATCGGGATCTTATTCGCGCGCCGGCCGGCGCGGCTCATGATCTTCCAGACGCGCGCGGCCGTCGACGGGTAGCGGTAGCTGTAGAGCCACTCGTTGGCCCAGGTCTGCGTGCCGTCGGCCGTCTCCTGCAACGTCAGCGCGGAGCTCGATATGCCGAAGGTCCACGGCGCAGCCTGCAGCAACACGTCGCGGCAGGTCGCGAACCAGAGGATGACCTGGGCCTCGGTGTCGTCCTCGCCGTCGAGGAGCGCGATCGACAGGCCCGGCAGCACCTTTGAGATGCCGACGAGCCCGAGAGCCCGGTTCGCAATCTCGATCTCGGTGGCCATGTCTACCTCTCAAGCAGAAAGGCCCCGGCGACCGGGTGTGCCGGACACCGGGGCCTGCGTTCCAAGTCGGGAGTTCCGTCAGGGCGTGGTCTCGTTGGTCTCGAAGTTGAAGCCCTTGCGCAGGCGCGGGCCGCCGCCGGGTGCGGTGTTGGCCACGACCTTCGGCGGCTTCGGGATGGAGGCGGGGTCCGCCGTGGCGGGATCGACGAGCTCGGTGCCAGTGGGCAGGCGGAACACCGCGCCGTCGATCGTCGTGTTGAACTTCGTGGCCTTGTCGCCGGGCTTGACGCGGTCACTGTCGCGCGGCGTGTGCCAGAAGAGGTCGCCACACACCTCGCCAGGGCCAAGCATGTAGTGCCCCTTCCAGCGGCGCTCGATCGCGCGCAGCAGGAGCGGCTTGGTGGGCGACTTGGCTGGCGCTTCGACTGTGGGCATCGAGCTGTCTCCTCAGCGAGTGGGTGTCAGTAGGACAGGCCGTTGGCGTAGATGAAGGGCTTGCCGGCCTTGCTGTGGTCGATCCAGATCGTGACCGCGCCGGCCGAGGACGTCTGCACGCCGGTGACGCACAGGAAGCCGATGTACCGCAGCCACGTCTTGTCGTCCGGCGGCACGATGAACTCGATCAGGTTGCCGATGGCGAGCAGGTCGGCGCCACCCGATGGCGACGCGCCGTCCGTGTACGTCTCGCTCGCCCAATGCACGCGCGGCGAGGACGTGAGGGTCGTGGTCGCGGCCGAGACGAGCTGGAAGATGACCGTGCCATCGGTGCTGGCCTGCACAAGCGCCGTGGTGACGAGGATGTGGCCGAACAGCGGTTCCCCCACGCCCATGTTGCGGCCCTGGCCGGCGCCCGCCACAACGGCGCCGCTCGCGGGCACCGTCGCTGACGTGTCGAAGTTGTCGCCGATGACCGCCGTGCCGGCGGCCGCCGCGATGGACGCCGCGTTGGCAAACTTGTTCTGGCTGTCGATGTAGGCCATTGGTCGGTTTCCTCTAGGTCAGGCGGTCACGGGAAGTCGGACAGCAGGACCGGCGCGTCGTCTTCGGTGTTAACCAGGATCTGGTCGCAGATGCGAACCTGGACGCCGTGCACGCTCAGGATCGGGATCTGATTTGTGCCGGCTGGCGCGTCGAAGTGGATCTGCGAGCCGCCCTTGACCGCCGACTGCCGGCGAATCCAGGTGCGCGTGCGGCGCGTGCAGTAGAAGCGGAAGTTCGGTCCGGGGTTCTGGATGCGCTCGATGGCGTCGGCGATCAGGTCGATCAGGTATGTCGAGGCCGTGGACGCCTGCGAGCCAGTGCCGAGCTGTTGGAACGTGAGATCGCTGACGTCGATGTTCGCGATGCGAACGACGCTCATGTAGTTCTTGACCGCGAGCCCGCACTTCCACTTGAGCTCGTCTTCGTAGGCCCAGAAGCCCGTACCGACAGCTCCGGCGGTCACGCTCGTGGGCTGCTTCTGGATGCCCTTGTCGTTGACTTCGAGGCCGGCCTGCGTGCCCTTCGGGTAGAGACCGCAAACCTTGTCCTCGTCCCAATCGATGCCCCAGACGGACGTGTTGTCTGTGCCCGTGCCGCCGGCGTTGAGGACCTGCGAGCTGACGTTGCCGGTGATCGCGTTGTAGCGGATCGTGAGGCCGTTGAACTGGCGCTCGTCGAGCTGGTTGGTGCCGTAGAGCATCAGGTACTGGAAGTACTGCATGAAGCCCTGCAGCTTCGCCTTGCGCTCATTCATGCGGATCTTGCCGAGGTTCCCGCCGTGCGGGACATCGACGTCGATCACACCGGCGTCGGTCATGAGCGAGACGCCGTCCTCGATCTGCGCGACTGCGCTCTTCGTCGGCGGCGTGCCCTCATACAGCCGGCGGAGCACTGGCTGCGGGATGCCAGTGCGCACGACCGTGATGTTGCTCGTGTCCTTGTTCGTCGGGTACCACGGGATGTCCTGCGCCATCTCGTTGGTCTGGTCGAGCAGCTCGGCCGGATTGGCGATGGTCCCATCGGGGAGCCGCATCTTCTCGATATCGGCAGTGGTGACGTAGGCTGCGCCAAGAGTGGCCATGGATCAGGTCTCCGGGTTGCTCATTCGAAGCCGACTTCCTTGCGCTGGGCAGGCGTGAGCGCGGCCCATGTCGCGGGGAAAGCCTCGGCGTAGGACAGCGACTTGGCTGGTGACTGCGTCCCGGCCACCGCGGGCTTCTCAGCGAAGGCCGCGCCGACCTCCGCGAGGAAGCGCGCGAAGCGCGGGTAGGCGATCCAGTTGGTCGCGCGCAGTTCCTCTCCGAGTTCCTTGCCGGAGGGGAAGCGCTGCAGCGCGGCGTCCCGGTTCTTGATCGTCACGTCGTACTTCGCGCCGCCGAACGCGGGGTCGTTGCGCAGCTCCGCGTCCCACGCGGCTGACTGGCTGCGGAAGCGCGCGATGTTCGCGGACTCGCGCTTGAGCGTGGCCTGCGCCTCGGCGGGCGTCATGTTCTCGGACTTGGCCCACTCCGCGACGCTGGCGACGTAGGCTGCGTCAAAACCGCTGCCGTCGGGCGCAGTCAACTTGCTGTAGTCGTGCGCGACGGGCGCGACCGTGGGCGCAACCGACGGCAGGCCGGCGGCGGGCGCTGCGGCGGTGACCGGCGCAGGTGCGCTCGGCGCGGGCGCTGCGGCGGCCGGTGGCGCAACGGGAGGGGCGGAAGCAGCCGGCGCAGCAGGCGCTTCGGGGGCCGAAGTCGGAGGCGTCATGGCCATCCGACAACCCGCACAACCTAGCGAGTCAAGGCTTTCCTGAGTATTTCCGCGACGGCCGCTGAGTGTGTGATGCCGGCGCGACCCGCCACGCGCGCCAGCGCGACGTACAGCTCGTCCTCAATCCAGGCGCTGACATGCCGGTTTTTCCGCTTGCCGACGGCGGCCCGCCGGAAGCCCATGGAGGAGACCACGCCGGGCTGTGCGGGTCGTGGCGGGCTCACGCGCTGGCGCCCCCGCGACGCGCCTGCGCGTCCGCGATGTCTTGCTGCAGCAGCATCACGTAGCCGGTGGGGTCGGCGGCCTCGATCTGCGCGCGGATCTTGCGCCCGGCCTCGCGCAGGCCCTCGAGCTTCAGCACGGTCAGCACGTCGGCGCCGGGCTCGTGCGTACCCTTCTCCATCTCGCAAATCTTGAACAGGATCACGCGCAGCACATCGCAGCCCTCGGGCGTGCGCAGCACTGCGCGCCATGCGGCGGCGGCTTTGCCGGTCTGCGGGGTCACCCCACCATGCTCGGGTGGAAGCGGTAGCCCCACGCGGCGATCTGGCAGACGAACGTGCCGGTCAGCGCCGACGTGAGCACCGATACCGCCAGGCCGGTGCTCGCGGCGGAGGAGTCGATGACGAAGCCGTCGGTTGCGTCCAGCGGCAGCGAGCTAACGTTCGTGCCGTGCGCGTCGTCGAGTCGCAGCGCCTGGAAGCTCGTGCTCATGTCGACATCGTCGATCTTGATGATCGCCGTGGCTGTCTCGCCGGCTGGCATGACTCCGGCGCGCGACAGCATTGTCCACTGGACGATGCGCGTCTTGAAGCCGGCACCAAAGATCCAGCTTGGTTGATTGGAGATGTCCGGCACGCCAAGCACAGTCGTCGTGGCCTGTGCGCACGATGCCGACCACACGCAGAGGAGTCCGAACGGCGGAATCACGCCACCCTTTGGCATCACGCACCTCCAGCGCTGGCGAGCATGCGACTGCCAGCTGTGTCTTGATTCATGTCCACGTTGGACAGCTTGCTCGCTGTGTCGGCCGCCTGCATCGCCTGCTGCACCGCCTGTTGCCTGGCGATCTCCTTGGCGCGCGCCTGGCGCAACGCGGCCGTCTCCTCCGGAGACCGGATGATCTTCGGCGGCACGCCCTGCAAGCGCCCGGCCGTCCGCGCGTACTCGTCCCAATCCACGTTATCCAGCACGCCCGGCACGGCGGGCGCCATCTCCAGCATCTGCGCGCCGAACCGGATCACCGGCGAGAGGCCGACCGACCGCTGCGCGGACGCCATCTTCGACAGCAGGCGGACGTGAATGCTCTTGCCCTGCAGGATCGGCGGTGGCGGCTTGACCAGTCCGCGCCGCCAGCGGATCCCGAAGTGTCGGCGCACATACGGGTCGTGGAAGTCGTCGCTGTAGCGCGTGACCACGCTGCCCATGAGCGAGTTGCGCTCGTCCTGCTTGGCGTAGACCGCGGCGGCCGTGTCCTTCTGCGCTCGCAGGTCATCGAGCATCGGCGAGACCACGTCGGCATAGAACGCCTCGCGGATCGATGCCGTGCAGTCCTTCATCGCGTCCAGGATGGCCACCAGCGCCTGGGCCTGGACCTCGAAGATCGGCTGCGTGCGTGCCGACGCGACCGTGCTCGCCGGCTCCTCGGTCACGCCGCCGGGCATCAGGTCGATGCCACCGTCGCGGATGCCTGGTGGTCCTGATACCGCTGGCCGGCTCATGTACGCGAGCAGCCGCAGGCGCTCCTCCGCGAGCTTCTGCAGCTCCAAGATGTCGTCCATGGCCGTGATGCCGGGGCAGTTGGTTCCGTACAGGTCGCCCGGCGCCACTTCCCAGCGCGGCACCATGATCGGGAACTCGTCGTACCCGCCCTCGCGGAGAACGCCGCCCTTCTGCTCCACATCGCTGACGCTGCGGCACCAGTAGCACTCAAGGAAGCGCTTCGACGCCAGCAGGTACTGTGGGTTCCAGTCCTCGTTGGGATACACGAGGTGGGCCACGTCCCAGAAGCTGTTGTATTGCTTCAGGTCGTAGTCGCGGCGAATCACGCGCGGCAGCTTCTCGTAGGTGAACTTCTCCACCATCTGCGCCGTGTTGAGCCGGAAGTCGCGCGAAACCTCGTTGACCTGGTCGTTCTCGGACACACCGATGGCGTAGCTGCCGATGGGCAGCGCCTTGCAGTGGATCACCGTCTCGAGCGACTCCTCCACGAACAGCGCGCCCGTGCCGAACTTGATGCCGTCGCCGACGGTGAGATCGGCTTCGGTGTAGAAGTTGCTGCGGTCGTCGTCCGAGAGCTGGGCGTCGCGCTCCTCGCGCAGCCAGATGGCCGCCTGCTTGTCGGCATCGATCTTCGGGTCGCCTGTCGTCAGCTCGTACCAGTCCGAGACAGGCGACAGCAGCTCGCTGGCCATGATCGCGCGCAGGCGCCGCTGCGCCTGGCCGGCGACGTTGCGGATGATCCTCGTTGAGCGCCGGTCGCCCCGATTGTTGTCCGTGAGGCTGAAGCGCACGCGGAATGGGTCGATGATGTCGCCGAGCGTGCGCCACGTCGACTCGTAGCTGCCACGGTCGTAGAGCCGTGCCGCGCGCCGCTCCTCGAGCCACTGGAACTTGCTCTTGCCGGAGAGCGCCTTAGCCACCGAGGCCGCCCGTGTACTTGTTCTTGCCCGGGATGGTGCCGAGCCCGCCCATGCCGGAGAGAATCAGGTCGTACAGTCCGTACTGCTGGAGCTGCAGCGCCTTGGCGTGCTCGGCGGCCGAGAGCGCCTTCTTGGCGTCGGCCTCTGGATCGAGGGCTGGCGGCTTGGGGAACTTCGGCTTGCTGGGGCCCTTGAACTTGCCGAGCAGCCCCTGCCCAAACCCAAGCGGGTCGAAGACCTTCGTGTAGAAGTGCGAGACCGAGTCGAAGTAGTCGCCGAATCCCACAGACAGAACTCCGCGCGCAGAGGATCGCTCGCGGCATGCCGGTACACCGCATGGAGCCGCGGATCAAGGCGCAGCCGGGTAGTCTTCTTCCGGTGACTCGTCGACCAGGCGCGGCTGGAACCCCTCCGGCGCGCGGTCCTCGGTTGGCGCCTCGGGCAGCTTGTCCTCGGGCGCCGGCGTCATCGCCTTCGCGGCGTCCGCGTCGGCCCGGCGCCGCGCGTTCCAGTGCAGCGCGAAGGCGTGCTGCTTCTGCTGGAACTCCTTCAGGAGCAGCACCATGGCCAGCTTGTCCTCCTCGATGGTCGTGAAGGGCGAGCCGTCCGCATGGTTCTTCTCCAAGTGCGCCCGGTACTGCAGCTCCATCTGGCTGTAGTCCGGCATGTTGACCACCACGGCGTCCTCGCCGGGCGCCTTCATGTAGGGCGTCGGGAACTGCGGCGAGAGCCGGTTCAGCACCTGCGACGCCAGCACGGTGAAGTCCACCGGCTGTATCTGCGGCACATCCTGGCCGTGCAGCGCCTGGCCGTTGGTGAGCTTGTCCGGCGCGCCGTTGCGCAGGTTGGCTATGCGGTTTCGGGCGTCGTTGGTCATGTCACCTCCCAGAGGCCCAGCCTTCACGGCCGAGCGGGTCGAACTCGGTCCGTGCTGCACTACGCAACACGGGACTCGCGATACCGCGTGCCACTCGGGCATCGCGCGACGACACCGGCACCATCCAGTGCTGCGCCAGCGAGTCCGCCCTGTTGGGCGAGCGCTTGAGCCGCGTCTTGGTGTCGCTCTTGTCCTCAAGATAGAACCTGTCGTTGCGCTCGTTGACCTCGCCCGTGACGGCTAGTAACTCCTCGCGCAGGATCGGGTCCTTCGGCAGCGCCACGTTGTCCCGGATCGCCTCGGCCATCTTCCACCAGCCCTCGGCCCGCAGGTTGCCGAAGCGCTGGTTTGCCGGCGCGCTGCTGTAGACGACCGGGATCACACGGTGCCCGCGCGCCTTCAGCGGCTCGATCCACGACCAGCCGTGCCCGCCGGTGCCATCCACGAGCATCGCGTCCACACCACCCCACGCGCTGGCTACTTCGGCCATCCATGAGGCTCCGCTCGATCCTGTCTGCCCACCGCGCTCCATGATCGGATGCACGAAGCAACCCTGTCGGCAGCAGACAGCGCTCGGGTCGATCTCGCGCCCCACGTCGGCGCTCACGACCTTGGCGGCCCAATCGAAGTCCGACTTCTGCGGCGACCGGTTCATCGCACGGTCCACGTCCTCCTCAGTGAGGAGCGCTGAGATGTCGCCATCCGGGAAGCGGCCGAGCACGTAGGCGCGGACCCACGCATCATCACGCCCGCGCGTGGCCGCTGCGATCTTCTGGCGGGCCCACTCCACGTCGACGCGCGGCGTGCGCTTGGGATCGTCCGGGTCGGCCGTGCACTCGTAGATCGTCCACTGAGCGCGCAGCTCACCCTGCGTAACCGCGAATAGCATGCCCTTGCGGGAGAGCGGGTTGCCGGCCTGCTGGATGCGCAGCACTCGCGCCGTGGATCCAGCTTGGTCAGCGACGTTGATGAGCTGCGGCGGCACCGCGCCCGACTCGTCGATCTGCTCCAACACGTACCACTCGTGCAGGCCGGAGAGCGTGCGGCCAAGGGTCTGCTCGTCGGCGTCCTTCGGATAGCCGGTAGCTTGCAGCCACCACGTTCCTGGATGGTCGCGCGCGTAGATGCGCTCGCTGTTGATCTCGAACAGCCTGCTCATCAGCGGCGAAGCGCTGATCCAGCGCCGGTACTCGGTCCACAGGTGGGACTCAAGGTTCTCGCGCGTGACGGCGAGGCATTTCCCGATGGGGTGGTGGTCCTTGTCGCCGCGCGTCGTGAGGAAGTTCAGGCCACACCAGACCATCGTTGCAGACTTGCCGTTGCCGGTCGGGCCTTGGAACGACTGGCGCACGATGGGAGCGTCCGATCCGAACTCCATGAGCGCGTCGGCCTGCTGCGGGTCAGGCTCGATCCCCGGCCAGACTTGGCGCACAAACTGCACGGGGTTGCGACGCCACGCGCGGATCGCTTCGGCGACGGGGGTGCCGGCGAACGGGTTGTCAGTCACCGAGGCCGACCCTCGCAGCGATCCACGCCCGGAGGCGGCGCCACCACGGCAGCGCGTCGGCGAGCGGCACCACGCGCACGCCCGGCGAGAGCGGCAGCATCATCTCGCTGCAGACGTGGGCCGCGGCGTACTCCTCAAGCGCACTGCGCACCCGCTGGGAGTAAGTCTCCCGGAACCGGCTGACGTCGGGCACCCTGTGAACCATGTCCACATCGACGATGGAGTCCGCCTCAAACCGGTGCCGGCCGCACGGCGCGACGACGCTCCAGGTGTCGACGAAGGCGCGGTACCGCCCGACGCCGCAGGGCCCGCGCAGCCACTGCTCGCCCATGTCGATGTGCGTGAGCTTCACGCCGGGCTGCCGTTGGCGTCGGTGGGGGACTGCGGGGATTCTGGCTCTGTGTGCAGTAGGCCGGCATCGCCCATCAGCGCCTGCTCGAATACGTCGCGCGGCATGCGGATGATGAACACGTCTCCGTCCTGCTTGATCGGGCACAGGAGGATCGCCGTAATACGCGCCCGCTCGCGAGCTAGCGCGTCCTTGAGCCGCTCGGGCGCGGCCGGGCGCGTGGCGGGCGTGAGCGGCGGCGGCGCCGGCAGCCGGATCGGCCCGTCGTGGTCGCTCATCACGTGGCCGCCAGCGCGCGGGACTCGGCGGCGCGCAACTCGGCCTCGGCGAGCCTGTCGATTGCCGCGTCGAAGCGCGCGCCAGCCTCGGCGCAGGCGAGCGCGAGCGGGTCGCATGGCGCGTCTGGCACCAATGACGCGCATGGGTAGAGCGCGATGCCGGCATCCACGAGCGACTGGATGAACAGCATGTGCTTTTCGATGGGACTCATGCCGTCACCGCTCCCCACGCGAGCCGCAGCGCCGCCACCAGCGCTGTGAGGCACGCGATGTTGCAGGCGACAGCAGCCGCGCTCGAAAGCTTGCCAGCCACGTGAGCGTCGCCCACGCGCATCATGAAGTGCCCCGCGCGGACGGCGCGAACGCGTGCACGAGATCATTCATCCTCGTGAATCCCCAAATGCCTTGCGCCTCCCTAGGAGGCCCGTGTTGCGCCCCAGGTCATGAATCGCCGGGACCGACTGCCGCTCGCCGATGGTCCACACGCGGCCGCAGCGCACGCACGTAACCGCCTGCAGGTGGCAGCCGCGCGCCCCCTTGAGGCAGCGCGGGCAGCTCTCGCGCAGCAGCACGGGGCTCGTGGCCTCGTCGCTCATGAGGGCGGCGGCTGCGGCGTCACGCCCAGCGCGGCCTCGACCAACTGCGCGAGCGTGCCGCCAGCTGGGATGTCCACGTCCACCCGCCGACGCACGCGGCGGCCAAGCAAGCCGAAGAACAGCTCCGGCTTGGCCTTCGCCGTCTTGACGAGGTAGGGCACGCCACCAAGCTCAACGAGAGCTGTGTCGATCATCTCGTCCAGCTCGATCGTGAAGCGGTTGCTCGTGCCGGGCTTGCGGCCACCCGTCTTGCCGCGGCCCTTGCGGAATCGCGTGTCCGTGACCTGCGCCTCCATACCCATTCTGTTTAGACGGCCTGCATGTCCCGTGTCCAGATTTAAACCTGAACAGTGTGGCGTCTGACGAAGATGACGAGATTGTCATTCGACATTTGGCGCCATGCGGAGTGCCCATGCAGCTACTCCCACGCTGGACGGGCGGAGCAGCGCCGGACTGAGTCCTGGCTGAAGCCGCTCCGCTCAAGTCTCCCTGCAAGCTCCGCCGAATACTGGCAAGGTGGCTTGCATCTTGCACGTCAGCGTGCTATGGTGCTCGTGTTCCACACGGAGACCGACGCCATGACCGCTTCGACTGAGGGGCCCGCCGATGTACGATCAAGCTGCGATGGCAACGCGCAAGCCGTTCAAGGACGATCTGCTCCCGGCGCTGGCTGCGCTGGAGGAAGCGACCGGGGATCGCTGGACAGATCTGCGGCTGGCGAACCTGCTGGGAGTGACGCCCAGCACGGTCCTGCGCTGGCGACTCGGGAAGAACGAGCCGGACACGTTCCGGGCCGTGGCGATGCTGGCGAAGCTGCGCAAGGCCGCCCGGAAGCGCCCGCCAGCCTAGCGCCGCTGCCGGCCCTCGCGCCGATCACGCGCCACGTCGCGAAGCTGTGCCCTGACGGCTTCGACCCGCGCTGCGAGCACTGCGAGGACGGCAAGGTCTACGGCGGGGACCCGGCCGACACCGGCGGCGACTGCATCGAGTGCGACGGCACGGGCTGGCTCGCCTGCTGCTACTGCGGCGAGGCCGTCGGCTGGGACGGTCGGCTGACCCACGACGGGCCTGAGTGCGCGGCGTGCGTGGCGGCGGAGGGGGACGCGCCATGAGCCTTGCGCAGCCTGCCGCCATCTGCTCTACTTCCGACGTCACTGACCGTTGCGCCGAACCTCCCGGGCTTGCTGGCGAGCAAGCCGGGAGAACTTTGAACGAATCACCTGCGGCTCCTGCCGCCGATGCCCAGCGCGTGCCCGCGGCGCGCTGCGGCCCAGTCCCCCTTGTGGGGCTGCACGGCGTCACAGCGCTGTGCGCTGGCGATGAGGTCATCGCCTTCGTGGGGATGCTGCGCTTCGGGATGCTGGGCGACGCCCAGCGCATGGCGGACGCGGGCGCGCAGTGGCCCTGCATCCGCTCCATCGTGGCCGAGGGGGTCCACTTCCTGCGCGTGGAGCTTGCGGGCTCGCCGCATGCCTTCCTGCTGGCCACCAACGCCTACGCGCTGATCGTGGAGCGCGACAGCGCGGGGATCGTGCGGGAGGACGAGCCGTGAAGCTCACCAACAAGATGGGCCTCCCGGAAGCGCTCGTGGCCGCCGTGGCCAATGACGACTACGACCGCGGCGAGTGCGACTACAGCGTCACCGAGCTGCTGTCGCCCCCGCGGATCTCCGCGCTGCGCCGGCTGCACGAGCACGAGCTGACCGAGGACGCCTCCTCGCGCATCTGGAGCCTCCTGGGCCAGTGCGCCCACGCGATCCTGGAGCGCGCTGGGGGGGCCTCGCTCTCCGAGTGGCGTGGCCATGTGACCATCGCGGGCAAGCGCGTCTCGGGGCAACTGGACACGCTCAACGTGCTCTCGGGCACGCTGTCCGACTGGAAGGTCACGACGGCGTGGACCGTGAAGGGCGGCGCGTTGCGCGACGAGTGGCCGCCGCAGTTAAACGCCTACGCGATGATCGCGCGGTCCGCTGGACACGACATCAAGCGGCTAGAGATCGTGGCCATCCTGCGCGACTGGAGCAAGCTGGAGGCCCGCCGCTCCGCCGACTATCCGCAGCAGCAGGTGGCCGTGATCCCCGTGCCGGTCTGGCCCGAAGCCGAGGTACGCCGACTCTTCGATGAGCGCATCCGCCTGCACGAATCCGCCCGCGCTGGCGAGCTGCCCATCTGCACGCCCGAGGAACGCTGGCAGCGACCGACGGTCTACGCCGTGATGAAGGACGGGCGCAAGTCCGCCCTGCGCCTGCTCGACAGCCACGAGGAAGCCGAAGGCTGGATCAAGGCCAACGAGAAGGGCGGGGAGAAAATCGTGGAGCGCCCCGGCGAGAACGTTCGCTGCGCCAACTACTGCCCTGTCTCGGCTTTCTGCTCGTGGTGGGCGGCCCATGCGCCAGCACCCGAAGAGCGGCCCGCCATGCTCGCATCGCTTCCATTCTAAGGAGTTTCCAATGCCCATCATGATTTCCGACACCACCCCCGAGAGCAATCCGGCGCCCGCCGGGCTGCACCAAGCCGTCTGTGCCTTCGTCGAGGACATCGGGGATGAGGACTTCAAGAACGATGGCAAGTGGAAGCGCAAGGTCGTCATCTGCTGGGAGCTGGGCGAGCTGATGGACGACGGGCGCCCGTGGATGATCTCCCAGCGCTACACGGCCAGCCTCAACGAGAAGGCGACGCTGCGCCACCACCTCGAAAGCTGGCGCGGCCGACCGTTCACGGAGAACGAGCTGGAAGCCTTCGACCTGGAGACGATCCGCGGCGTCGGCTGCCAGCTCCAGATCATCCACAAGGTGAAGGAAAGCGGCGGAAAGAAGGCCACCATTCTTGCCATTGTGCCGCTCCCGAAGGGCGTAGCGGCGCTGCCCATCCACAACATCGACCCGCCCAAGTGGATCGCTGATTCGCGCGACAAGAACAAGGCCGCGATGACTGAGCGCGATGCGGCACGGATGGAGGCTGCTGCTGTGGCCGGCGGCAACGCTGGCGACGCAAGCGAAGTGGACATCCCCTTCTAATGACCCCGCAACACGACGCCCCGCACGCCATGGCCCTGCTGCTCCACGAAGAGCAGTTCGCGGCGGTGGCTGCTGCCCTGCTGGAGCAGGAGCACCCGCTGTGCGTGGCCCGCGACGGCATGCGCGTGCTGCGCGCGGCGATGAATGGGAGCGCGCTGCTGGGATCGCTCAACTAGGCCGGATCAACGAGGACAACGCCCTGGGAGGGGCGGGCTGGAGGTGGTGGTGCCGTACCTGTCGTGGACGTTCGACTGTGGGCGGGGCTGCGCGTGCGTGCGCAGCTCCGCCACCTTCATTTCCTGGCCGCCTACGCGCGGCTCACCGAGGAGCACATGAGCAAGTCCGAACCCAAGCCGACGACAACGTGGGAGATCATCACGCCGGATATCGCGAGCACACTGCTGGAGTCGATGGCTGGCAACCGCCCGGTGGCTCAGCGGCGCGTCGAGCGGATGGCCGCCGACATCAAGGCCGGGAAGTGGGCCGAGAACGGCGAGTCCATCATCATCGACGACGACGGCCGCCTCCTCGATGGCCAGCATCGCTGCTGGGCCGTGGTTGAAGCGAGCAAGGCGATTCGCACCGTCGTTGTGCGCGGCGTGCACCCAGCGATGTTCGTGTCCATCGATCAGGGCCGCTACCGCACGGACGCCGACATCCTGTCCATCGCGGACGGCAGCACCAAGACGCCGAAGCTGCTTGCCGCTGCCCTGCGGCTCCTCATGTGGTGGGAGGGTGGCTACAGCCACGCGGCCTTCCGCGCCCTGGACGGCGACAAGGGCCGGCTGCTGGCGATCCACGGGCGCCACCCTCGGATGATCGAGTCCATGGAGTTCTGCGGGGGAGCGCGATTCCGGCAGCTCCTGCGGCCCAGCGTCGCGGCCTTCGCGCACTACGTCGGCCGCAAGTTTGGCTCCGAGTGCGATCCCGATGAGTTCTGGATGTCCGTCTCAACGGGGGCGGGCCTGGACCGCGGCGACCCAGCGCTGGCGCTGCGCGAGTACCTGCGCCGCCGACACGGTGACGTGAACGCCGCGAACCGGATCGGCGGGGCGCGGTTCACCTCGTACCTGGAGGCCGAGGTCTGTCTGCGCGCCTGGAACGCCCACTGCGAGGGCGCGTCGCTGGCGCACGTGCAGGTGGGCGAGCAGATCCCCGAGCCCTACGGGTCGCCGAAGTACGACCGGCGCACCCACATGTCGGGCAAGAAGCTGACCGAGACGCGGCGCGCGGCGAGCGGGAGCGCGACACGGTGACGCTGCTTTATGCGTCCATCCTGGGCGAGCCGGTCGGCAAGGGGCGCCCGCGCGTCACCACCATCGGCGGCTTCGCGCGGGCCTACACGCCCGCGAAGACGGCGACGTGGGAGGCGAACGCCGCCGCCGTGCTCTCCGAGGCGTGGGGCGTCCGGGGGCCGCTCGACAGCACGCCCGTCCGCCTGAGGGTGCGGGCCATCGCCGGGCGCCCAAAGCGCCTGCTGCGCCGCAAGGACCCGGACGCCCGGCTGTGGCGCACGACCAAGCCCGACGGGGACAACGTGCTCAAGGCCGTCGGGGACGCCCTTGTGGCCGCTGGCGTGCTGCGCGACGACGTGCTGATCGTCCGGCAGGAGGTGGAGTCGCTGTACGCGCGCCGCGACGAGGGCCCGTCCGTGCAGGTCTGGCTCGAGCAGGCCGCGGCCGAGCCAACCCCATGAGCAACAAGCCCCCCGCCGACAACGCCACGCGGCCCTGCACGCGCTGCGGCAGGCCGCGCAGCACCACCCGCCGCCGCTGCCTCTGCCTGCCGTGCTGGAACAAGTACCTGACCGAGCGCAAGGCCGCCCGGAAGGAGCGCCGTCGGTCGCACGCCTTGGCCGTGAGCCGGCGGCCGGCCCAGCGCGTGCCGCGAGACCTGAAGGTGGGCAGCACGGCGGGCGTTGACGCGCCCGGATTGGGGACCGCCGATGGCTGGTGACTGGATGCCCGCGCGCCTCGATCTGCACGAGGACCCCGCCGTCGTGTCGATGGCGCTGGCCCTGGCGCAGACCGAGAACGAGATCGCGGGTGGACTCATGCGTGTGTGGGCGTGGTTCTCCCGCCAGTCACGTAACGGTCACGCTGCCGTCACGCCCGCGTACCTCGACGGTCTCGCGCGCGTCACAGGACTGTGCGTTGCGATGTCGCGCGTCGGGTGGCTAGACATCGACAGCGAGGGCGGTTGCGCCATCCCGAAGTGGGATCGGTGGTTCTCGCAGGCGGCCAAGAAACGCCTGAATGCTGCCCGCAGACAGAAGGCGAAGCGCGAGCGCGAGCGCAATTCCGGACGTCACGCTGCCGTCACGCCGCCGTCACGCACGAGCGTGACCAGAGAAGAGAAGAGAAGAGAAGAGAAGAAACGGAAGGACAAAGACGTTCCGCCGCCTGCGGCGTCGGGCCCGCCTGAGCCACCCGCGGCGAAGCCTCCACGGAAGCCGTCCGGGCCGGTCCAGGAGCTGCTCTCGTGGTTCCGTGACGAGTACCTCGCGACGCAGGGCACCCCCTACGGCATCACGGCCCGCGACGGCGTCGCAGCGACGCGGCTGCTGAAGCTGATCGACCCGGAGACGGCGCGCTCGAGGGCGACACGCTGGCTGACGTCGGTGGACCCGTGGATCTCGAGCACGGACCGTGGCTTCTGCCTGTTCGCTTCCAAGGCCAACTTGCCCGAGCTGCGCGGGATCGCGCCGGCCGTAGTGGGCGGGCGTGGCCGCGACCCGCTGGCTGGGGTCAAAGAACTTGCCCGCCGCCTAGACCAGGAGCCATCGTGAACGACCGCGACGAGACCGTGCTGACCGTGATCGCCACGGTGGCCACGGCCTACCCGCACGCCAACTTCACGGCTGACACGGCTGCCGTCTGGCGCGAACTGCTGGCCGACATCGACGTGCCGACGCTGAAGATGGCCGTCACGAAGTTGCTGGCGACGCACAAGTTCTGCCCGTCCATCGCCGAAGTCCGCGCTGCCGCGCTGTCCACCAAGCGCACCATCGGCGAAGAGTCGCCCGAGGCCGCGTGGGGCGTCGTGCTGGACGCGATCCGGAGATTCGGCTGGGCACGCCAGCCGTCCTTCACCGACCCCGTGATCGAGCGTGCGCTGCAGTGCACGATCGGCTGGTATGACTTGTGCACGTCGGAGCTGTCGGACGGGCCGAGCCACCGCGCGCGCTTCATCGCGGCCTACGAGAGCCTGCAGGCCAAGGTCCGCGAGGGGCTGCTGCTGCCGCAGTCGCTGCGCGACCAGCTCGAGGCGAGCCGCAAGGACCACGTCGCCGGCGTGCTGGAGGACCAGTACCCGGGGCGCGAGAGCGTCAGCGACCAGGCACGCCACGCGCGTGCGCTCGTCTCTGGCTTGGGCGACGGCCCGAGGCAGGCGCCATGACGCCCCGACTTGAATCCGTCCTCGCGATGGCTACTCTCCGGTCCATCGGGCGACAGGCGCCTGGGAGCTGGGCTGGGAGGCCCGGTGGACGCCTGCCGCGGCGGCTGCGCGAAAAGCGCAGATTTTTTCGGGAGGTCGCGATGGCCGGGATGAGCCGCCAGCCGCTCGCGCTTCACGTTCTTCGCCCCGAACGACGCGAAGCTCGCGCTTCACCGCCCTGGGCCTCGCTCCTGGGTCGTGCTTCAAACGACGCGGGGCCGAACCCTAACAGGATTCCGGCGGTTGGCCAACCAGCGGCCGGGGAGGCTGGGGGCGTCGGACGTGCAGACGGACGGCGCTCAATCCCTAGCCGTCACGGCCGAGTCGGGGCAGCCTCGGCTGCTCCCCGTGCCCACCACGACCGAAGAGACCTTCCACCCCATCGTGTCCACGTGGCTTTCCCGGATGGAAGCCCGCGCGACGCCGCAGACCCTGCGCGCGTACCGGTCGGACATGCGGCTGCTGTTCCGGTTCCTGGCCGAGCGCTACAGGCTGGACGACCCGCGGGCGATCACGCCGGCGATGCTCGAGACGTACTTCCGGGAGCTGGCGCCGCGGCTCTCGGCCTTCGCGCGGCTGCGGCAGCTGACGAGCGCGCGGTCCTTGGCTCGCTGGCTGCGGAAGTCCGGCTACGTGCTGGCCGACTTCACCGAGGAGCTGGTCCGGCCGAGGCTCCCGAGGCTGCTGCCGCGGTTCCTGACGGTCGAGGACGTCACGCGATTGCTCGCGGCGCCCGCCAGTGCCTCGGACGACGACGTGCGCCTACGCGCGATCCTGCACGTGTTCTACGGGACCGGGATCAGGCTCACCGAGCTGACCGAGTTGCGGGTCGAGGCCATCGACATGCACCACGGGGTGCTGCGGGTCATGGGCAAGGGGCGCCGGGAGCGCTACTGCCTGTTCGGGCCGCGCACGCGGCGGGCGCTGACGGCCTGGCTGCTGCTGCGCGAGCGGGTGCTGGCGCGGCCGGAGTGGGCGCGGCGGGCGGACGGCTTCGTGTTCGTGAACTTCAAGAATGGCGGGCCGCTGCGCCCGTGCGCGGTGCAGCGCTTCGTGCGGCGGGCCGGCGAGCGCGCCGGGATCGCGCGCAAGGTCCACCCGCACATCCTGCGACACAGCTTCGCGACGCATCTGCTCGCGGGCGGCGCGGACATCCGACACATCCAGGTGCTGCTCGGGCACGAGTGTCTTTCGACGACGGCGATCTACACGCACGTCCCGCTGCCGCACCTGAGCGACGTCTACCGCAGGGCGCTTCCGCTGGGCTGACGCCCGCTGATCTCTCATTCGTGGTCCACGGGCCGCGCCTCGGCGCAGCGGTTCCCCTCCGCCGTCTCCCCGGCGCTTTCCCGGTCGCTGCGCTTCGGGGGCGCCCGCGGCCCGTGGCCACATTTTCCCCCAAGGAGGCTCTCGTGAAGACCCGTGACACGACCATCGGCATCGTTGGCGAGGCGGCGCTGATGCTGTTCGCGCTGTACGCGCTCTGGCTGGCGATGAGCCTGTTGCCGGCGGCGCAGCCGTGACGGTGGCGTACCTCGCGCTGCTGGCCGCCTGCGCCCTCGTGGCGCTCTACAGCTTCGTGCGCCGACGCCGCGCGCACATCGGGCCCCATCCGATTGACTTTCTCTCGGCCACTGAGCGCGACCTCCGCGCATTGGCCGACCGCCGATCCGAGGTCAGACACCAAGCCGAACCGGGGGAGCGGCGCACCGCGCAGTGACACGGCGCGCGGCTGGGTCGCCACCTTGCCGCGCGCCATTCAACACAACACGGAGAACGAGAGTGGTTTCCAAGAAGAAGGCCGACGAAGCGCCCGAGACCGTGAGCCTCGGGCTCGCGACGCGCACCCTGCCCGTCAAGCTGACGGGCGACGAGTTGCTGGAGAAGGGCGCGCGCCTCGCGCAGATCGAGGACGACGTCACGAGCGAGAAGGCGCGGCAGCTCGACCACAAGGAGACGATGAAGGCGCGGCTCGCCGCGCTGGAGGCCGAGCGGTCGGCCGTGGCGTCGTCGCTACGGCGCGGTATTGAGTACCGCGACGTCAAGGTGGACCAGCTCGCGGACTACGAGCTGGGCAAGGTGCGCGAGGTGCGCACCGACACCGGCGAGGTCAGCTTCACGAGGCTGCTCACCGACGAGGAGCGGCAGCGCAAGTTGTTCGCGGACTCGCAGGCGCACGAGGCGCCCGCATGAAGCCGAGAGCGAAGGGCAAGCGGAAGCGCGTCGTCGCGCGCGTCGATGGCGTCGCCATCACGCAGAAACAGGCTGACGCGCTGGAGGGCTTCTTCTTCGATCAGCGGCGCGAGGTCGCGGCCGTCGCAGAGCGCTGCTCCCGCGCCGAGACGCAACTGAAGGGCGACGAAGCGCGCATCGCAACTCTGAGCGACCGCCTCGCCGCGCTCGAGCGCCCGCCGCGGTGGTGCCGGCTGCTGCTGCGATGGCCGTGAACATCCTTCCCCTTGCCCATCAGGAGCAGGCGCCTCACAACCTCCGGGCGCCCGCCGCGCTGCCGCATGCCGAGGACTTGGGATCGCTGAGCGACGCGGAGACAGTCGGGGCCGGCGTCCAACATGCGCCGGCAGCCCGTACCGCCTGCGCACGCGGCCGCAGCGCGCGCGGCCAGTCGCGGGCGCGGCGCGAGGCCCTGGTGGGCGAGGGGACTTTGAGGGCGGTGATGCAGTGAGCCCTTCGTTCGACAACTCCGCCGATCTGAGCATTGGCCGCAACGGCAAGAACTTCTGGTCGTTCGTTGACAGGCGCGGTGGCCCCGACACGTGCTGGCCGTGGACTGGCTATCGCGATGCTCGCGGTTATGGTCGCGCGCGTCGCGGCGAAGACAAGCGCACCGCACAGCGGTGGGCGTACATCTTCACAACGGGCGCGCAACTGCGCAGAGACGAGTTCGTCTGTCACCACTGCGACAACCCGCCGTGCTGCAACCCGGCACACCTCTACGTCGGCAGCCACGACGACAATATGCGCGACAGAAACGAGCGAGAGCGAACGTGCTTCGGCACGCGCAATGGTCGCGCGCGACTCAATGACGTCGCTGTCCGCGTCATCCGCTTCATGGCGAAGCGCGGCCTAGCAACACCCGAGCAACTGGCGGAGGCTCACGGCGTTAGCCGTGCGGCGATTCGCTTCGTTGTGTCCCGCAATACCTGGAGACACGTCGCATGAGCAATCAAGCCGCCAACTTCATCGCCGCCTACCTCGGGGACACGGCCAACGTGCCACCGTCCGAGGCAGCACGCAAGCGCATGCGTGACGTGCTGCTGACGCACCCGCTGGACAACCCGCAGGACGCGGGCGCGCAGGCCAGCCACCGCAACTTCGCGGGCACGCTGCCGCACGCCTATTGCCTGCACCACAAGGCGTTCACGGCGCACGAGATCGAACCCATGTACCGCGCGTGGGTCGAGTTCGAGCGCGACCACCGCGGCCTCGGTGGCGACGTGCCGTATCCGCCGAAGATGACCGACGTCTACAAGTCCACCCACTTCACGAACATCCAGCACCTCGTGATCGCGGCCACATCAGAGAGCCCGGAGACGCGCAAGCTGGCGCTCAAGCAAGCCGTGCAACTCCGCGGGCTGATCCTGAAAGACGGCGTTGTCACGGAGCCCGATTGGATGGGGCCGTCACGCGGCATCGGATGGTCGGCGCAGGGCTGCTTCGATGACGTGCTGGCTACCGCCGAGCCGGAAGTCCTCGGCGGCGTGCTGAAGCTGCTGGGCAGGCTCACGATGGGCGAGGAAGGCGGCGTGCCGTTCATCTGGCGCAACAAGAATGCGCTGGGCCAAGTCGGGCATCTGTACGAGTGCTCGCCGTGGATGGATTCGACGGCCATCAAGGCGCTCGCGCTCACGGTCAGCGAATACACCAACGACCCGGCGCTCGTGTCCTTGCTGATCCACTCCCTGCGCTGCCTGCAATACGCGCAGCGCGAGGACGGCACGTTCCACGACGACTACCAGCCGGGCCAGCCGGGCGTGTTCAACGAGTCGCCGGGCGAGAGCACCGAGACCTGGATCTGGCCGGCGCTGATCGCGGCCAAGGAAGCGCTGGACGATGCGTGGCCGGTGTGGGCGCAAGTGATGCTCGATCGGTGCAAGCTGCGGTTCATGGCGCTCAACCGCTTCCTGCCGAAGGACAGCGGCTTCGTTGACGCCAAAACCATGGGGCTGGCGATCTACTGCGCGCCGACGTGGGGGTGGCGCGCGTGAACAACATCTTCCCCGCGGCCCCGCGCCGCACGGAGACCTGACATGACCGCACCGATCCACATCGCCCGCACCTACAACGAGATCTTCGCGCAGGACGTGGACCGCGCGCTCGGCTTCGTCGGTACCGTGCAGACGGTCATCTACGCCATCGGCGCCGGGACCATCGACGGCGACATCAAGCACGCGCAGGTGACGCTTGATCTCGCGCGCCAGCGCGGACAGTTCCTTGAGGCGTGGTTCTACCCCGGGGCGGGCGCCATCACCTCGGGCAAGATCAAGGTCACCGACCCCGCGCTGGTGGCTGACGCGAAGAAGGCTGCCGACCAGTTGCGCGCTCACATCGCCAATGGTGGCCTCGGCGGCGGGGCCTCGATCCTGTCGGAGTGCGGCGACGACTGGAAGATCACGCCGGCGACGTTCATCGCGGCCTACGAAGCCGTGGCGGCTGTGGTGCCGAAGGAGTTCGTGCGCGTGTGGGCGCTGACTCCGATGAAGGGCCTGTCGAACGCGATGGCCTACCGCCCGCCGTCGGCGCAGCTCTTCGCGCTGCACCCCTACGGCCTCAAGTCCGTGGACTTCACCACGCTGGCGGACGGCACGCTGAAGGCCAACACGACGCCCGCAGCGCGCGCACTGGCGCTCCTGGAGGCAGCCTCGGTGGCGGGGCTGCCGTTGCTGGGCTTCGACGAGGCGGGCGTGATCGATGTGGTGGACATCGCCGATAGCGGGAAGACCGCCTGGCTCAACTATTACAAGCCGTGCTTCGATCTGCTCACGCGCTACGGCGGCCGGATGATGTTCATGGCGAGCGAAGACTGGAAGTTCGGGACGTGGCTCGACGGCCGCTGGGCGCCGACGCTCTCGGTGGAGGAAGGGCACGCGAAGTACCCGCTGGCGCCGCTGGCGTGGTTCGGCGCACCGGGCTGCCCGGAGGCGTGCGCTGTGATGACCAAGAAGTTCGCGACGGGGATTGTGGCCAAGGCTGTCGCGAGCCCGTTCGCGGTGGGAGGTGCAGCGTGAGCAAGTTCACAGCAGCCTGCCTCGCGTTCGCCGTGACACTCGTGATGCTCGCCGCGCTGGCCGATCGCGAGCGACAGCGCGATGAGATCCGAGTCATTGAGTTGCAGATCGTCGCTACACGCGCCCGGATCGCTGACGTGCTGGCCGAGACCGCTGACGTGCAGGTGCGCATCGACGAGAAGCGCGCAGAGATCGAGAAGTTGCTGATGCCCCCGCCGCCGCAGACGCAGTCGGTGGTGCCGGTGCCTGGGCAGTGCAAGGGCTTCCACGCGGCGCCGATGGTCGTGTCGGTTCCGGTCGCGACCGGGCCGGACCTCCCGTGACCGCCCCCGCGACCGCGCTCGACCGCGCGAGAGAGGCCGCCCAGCGCGGCGCCGGAGGAGCAGCATGAAGCCCAAGGCCAAGCGCGCGGGGAGGAGGGCGAGGACGTGTAAGGCATGGGCATGCCCGCTCTCGATGACAGATGGCAACTGGCTCCTCGTGTTCAACAGCAAGGCTATGCTTACCTGTCGCGCGGAGACTTCGCATCGCCCCATCCGCGTGCTCGTCACCGAAGTGCTGCCCGCGCGCCGGAGGAAGCCATGACCAGCGAGCTGCGCGGTGACACGCTGCTGGCGCTCTGGCGTGAGTGGGATCGCCTGCTGCTGTCCGAGGCCGGTGACGTGCAGCGCAGCGAGATGCGGCGCGCGTTCTTCTCCGGGGCCGCTGCCGCGCTGCAACTGATGACGACCGTAGCGACTGAGCTTCCCGACGAGGCCGCGTGTGTGGCGCTGGATGGATGGCTCAAGGAATGCCGGGACTTCGGTCGCTCCGTGGCCGAAGGCCGGGCTTAGGAGATCACCGTGGCTGATATTGCCGCTCAGCTCGCCAACACGTTCACCTATCACAAGCCGTTCGGGAACCAAGCGGCCCGCTACGAGCGACTACGCGACGCTGGCATGGCGCTGGCGCACATCATCGTGGATCTGTGTCCCGAGAGCCGCGAGCGGTCGTTGGCGATCACGAACGTCCAGCAGACGATCATGTGGGCTAACGCGGCTATCGCGTGCAACGAGCGCGAGGCGTGACCGTGATGACTCCCGAGGGGACCTTTCAGCCGATCACCGAGGACCACGCGCGCAGCCTGATGCGCGACAAGCACGGCGAGTTCATCGTGCGGCAGGGCGAGCACGTCATCTTCAAGGACCGCGAGTTCGTTGTCGATGCGATCACCGAGGAGACGCTGACCATCCGCCCGGTGCGGCAGGTGACTGGCGGTCGCACTCTGCCGGGACCCATCCCGAGCCAGCGGCTTGCGCCATGACCAGCGAGGCGAAGGTGCTGCCGTGGATGCGGGAGGCGGCCATTGAGTCTCTGTCGGCATGCTCGGCCTACTCGCAGGCCAGCGACGTGCGGAAGGTGGACATGATCGCCGCTGCTATCGCCCGCCGCGCGCCCCCATCGCCGCCAGCGCGCGGGGGGACGGAGGGGATCGGCCCGGACGGCCGACGCATCGGGCGCACGCCGATCAAGGTGAAGCCCGGGCAGTCACTCGGCGCAGCAATCGAGGAAGCCCGCGCGTCGCCGCCAGCGACGGCGGAGGCGGAGGCGCTGTGCGCAGAGATCAACGACATCGCTGAAGCCGTGGACGCGAGCGGCTATGGCGACCGTGCGCTTGGCAATCGGCTGCTGGAGGCAGCCGCCCGCCTCCGCGCGCTTGGCCAGCCCGCCGCGGCGCAGGCGTGGACTCGCGTGACCGACGATGAGGCGACCTTGCCGACAGGCGATCCGACGGGGGGCGACATCCTGGTCGAATGCGTGTGCGGCCACGAGACGACTCCGCGCGTGCTGCACCGCGTCTTCCCGTTCATCGAGGAGCACGGCAGGGGCTACCACCGCGGCTGTCGCTGGATGCCGTGGCCTCGCCAGCCCGACGCGCAGGGGGGGAAGTGATGGACGCTGATCTGAGGGCGCTGCTGAATAAGTACGCCAAGGCCGCCTTAGCCGATGACTACTGCGTCGCTTGCGACTGCCACCCGAGTTGGGGACACGCTAAGGACTGCTGCCTTCTCGCTGCCCTGTCGGCCCCCGCGCCTTCCGCGCCGGGCGAGGCGGAGAGGCTGCGGGCGCTGTGTGGTGAGGCCGCGCTGCGACTGGCCTACGTGCTGAAGCACAGCCGCTCAAGCGAGTTCGCATCGGACTGGCCGGAGTGCCACGCCCTTATCGACCGCCTCACCGCCGTCGCCGCCGCAGCGAGAGGGAAGCCATGAGTAAGCGCAAACTCGTTGTTGTGGAGTGGGTTGACTCGCACTCCCAATCTGGCGGTGGCTGGTCGCCGCTCGACGAGATTGAGACGACGGCCGAGCCGGTGCATTGCCTGTCGGTTGGCTGGGTAGTCGCGGAGAACGCGGGGATCTTGGTAATCGCGTCGCACATATCAGGCGAGCGGAATGCGAACACGCGCCTGTACGGGAAAGGCGACATTGCTATTCCGAAGCGGTGCATCACGAAAGTCAGCAAGCTGATGGGCGCCGTCGCCGCCGCAGCCAAGGGCGCTCCGTGAACATCTACATCGAAGATCCCGAGGGCGTGGTCGAGCAGGAGGTAGCCGCCGGCCTTACGCGCAAGGACGTCGCGCTGACGTATGCGCTGGCGATGTGGCGCCACTTCCAAGGCCAGCTTCCGGTGGACTGGCCACGGATCAACCGCGCGAGCCTGACGCGCTGGAAGTCGTCAGGGCTGACCTGGATCAAGGAGAGCGCGTGGAAGCTGTACGACGAGAAGAAGGCCGCCGCCGGCACGCCCGGCGAGGAGAAGTGAGCATGGACGGCAAGGCAACGCGCACCATCTACGGCGTCACGGCTATTGAGTGGGTAACTTGCGGCAGCATTCCGATTCGCTGGTATCCGAACCGGCGCACAATGCTTCGTCACTGGAAGTCGCTGAGACGCAGCGGCACGCGGGCGCTGAAGGTTACGCAGGAGGTCCACGATGGACGATGAGGCTTTGCATGACATCGCAGCCGGCTGTCAGTACCGGCCCGAGGAGTACGCAGTCATGGCCCGCGAACTCCTCGCCCTCCGCCGCGCCGACGCGGTGAAGCAGGCGCTAATCGAGGCCGCGACACGCTGGCGTTACGCCGCGGCGCACGTAACTGTGCATGCTGTCGGCGGGCACGACCAGCTCATTGAAGATGAGTATTCCGGCGCCGCGTGCGCGCTGTGTCGAGCGTTGGACCGCGCCGCCAACCACGCCTCGCCCGCCCCCGCCGAAGCCGCCGCGCCGATGCGGGAGGGCGGGGCGGAGTTGACCATGGAGGAATGCGCAGCCGACATCATCGGCATGTGGGACCGCAACGATGTCGGCGTGGGCGACATCACGATGCAAGTGAATCTAGCTGCCGAGTTTCGCCGCCTTGAGGCCCACGTGCGCGCGGAGTGCGAGGCGGAGAGGGAGCGCCTGCTGGCCATGAACGCTCGGCGCGTGGAGTTGGTGCGCGAGACGGACGACGCGCTGGCAAAGGCAGAGGCCGAAGTGGAGCGCCTGAATGGCTACGTGCAGCGGCTCACCACCCAGCGCGATGCCGCGCGGCGCGAGCGGGACGCGGCCACGGCCCAGCAGACGCAGGCGGCGGGGGAGCCGCTGGAAGGCGGCGATAAGCGCCACCGCCTGCTGATGCGGGCGTGCGAGGACTTGGATGCCTTCCACGCCAACGAGGTTGGCCCCCTAGTGCCCATCGAATCCATCGCCGCCTACCTCGCCACGCGGCCGGACGCGGCGGGGGCGTTATGATCGGCGCCATGAACGCCGACGAGTTCCTCGCCCTGACCGAGAAGTTCCCGCTGCCGTGGCGCCTCAGCGCCGACGAGGTGGAGGGCTACCAACTAGATAGCGACTACGGCCAGTGGTCGAAGGTCATCAAAGACGCCGACCCGCTCGTCGGGCCGCTTGCCGACGCCGCCCCCGCGCTCGCCGCGGCTGCGATCAGGCTGTTGGCAAATGCGCCGACGCTGGCAGTCGCCAATCGCGGGCTAGGCCCCGAGCGCTGTTATGTCGTGGGGGAGGAGTTCATGGAATACGTCGCCGCCATCCGCGCCGCGCTGCCCGCGAGCCTGCGGCCCTAGGCGCTCGCGCTCCCGCTGAACGACGTGAAGAGCATGATGACCGCGTAGAGCAAGCACGCCGCCCCGGCGACGGTGCAGGCCGTCTTCCACTTGGTGGGCAGCGTGAGCAGCAGCAGGCCGATGCCGGCGCATGACAGGATCGCGGCGGCGTTGTCCAAAACTAGCTTCATGGTCAGGTCTCCTTGGCGGCAGCGGGTGGGGGAACAGCACCGAACGTCAGCATGTGGCCGAGCGCCTTGATGCTCTCGACCACGCCGGCCTGCGGGTCGGCCACAACCGCGCCGGCCTTGCGGCCGTTCTTGGACAGCAGCGACAGCACGCCGCTCGTGCCTGTGACGGCAGCGGCGATCTTGAGGCCGATGTCCAGCAGCGTGGGTGCGGTATCAGGCGTGCCGGCGGGCGAAGCCGTGAACATCTGCATGTCGGTACCAGGCACGAAGTACGGCAGCACGTCCTGCCCAGCTTCGTCCTGTACGGGCAGGCCGGCGCACCCGAACAGCACAACGGAGGCGATCACGCCCACGGCGATGATAGCGAGCATCAAGATCACGGTGCGGCGCGGCGGCATGGCGAGGTACTTCTTCATGGGTTCAATCCTCGGGGAACACGATGAGCGCGGCATCGAGGTACTTTTGCGCCTTGCCGGCGCAGCGGTCGAGGCACGTCTGGTCTCCGTTGGTGCAGTTGCAGACGACGCCGCCGCTGACGGCCATGCCGTCGCTGGTGTAGTTGAATGTCGGGTGCTGGGGATTGCTCAGGTCTAATGCGGCCATGGTCTATCTCCTTGGAAACTCTTTCTCGCTTGCGGCGAGTGCGGCTTTGAGCCGCTGCACGAGGTACTCCGGGCTCTCGCCCCGCTCGCTCTGCACGCTGATGTGGTGGGCCGCGCCGTCGCGGTCGGTGTAGTCGATGCCGAGAGTTGCGGCCTGGCGCGGCTGGGCCTCCAGCGCGGCAAGGATCTGCCGTTGCCCGAGGCCGACGTACCAGACGCCGGCCACGGCGATGACGGCTGCGGCGACCGAACCCCAAATGACTCTTCGCATCGACGCCTCATTTTCTAGGGCTGTCACTGTCACGGCCAACTGTCTGCACGGGCGGCAGCTCCAGCGTCGGGAGTTGCGCCTTGAAGCCGGCCGCGTTGAACTGCTGCTGGACGGCGCCGAGCCAACGGTCCACCGCCTGCTGCGCCGAGAGCGTCCAGAACTTCATGTCCTGGCCGTGCCACGGATCTTGCAGTGCGCTGGCTTGGTCGATTCGAAAGCGGTAGAAGTCGTCGGAAAGGTCGCGGATGGCGCCCTGCGCATCCTTCACGCTCTCGGATGTTTCCTTGCTGCTCTTGACTAGCTCCTCTTGCTTGGCGTTGATGTCCTTGAAGAAGACGACGGCCGATGCCGTCCCGGCGACTGCTGCCGCGAGGATGCCCGTGAGGAGCCCGATGGGAACCCACGTTCGTGCGTCCAGTTTGGTACGGGAGCCGTCGGTGCCGTTCATGGGACTAAGCGCGCGAGGCGCCCTCCACCGGACAGGGGAATACCGTGCTTGCGCATTGTCATGTTTTCAGTCGGATGGCCTTGGTGCCCGCCGGCGTCTCGATGCGGAACGGCGAGGCGTTGCCGTCTGACGTGTCCACGAGGTAGACCCCGTAGGTGGTTCCGTTCTTGTCGATGCGCAGGCCGCCCACGGCGTCGCCCTCAGCCACGAGGCATAGCTCGACGACGCCCCCCGGCGTCGCAACGCGCAGTCCCGGGTACTGGGTAGGGAACGGGGGCGGTCCGCCGCTCGCGACGAAGGCGCCGCGTGGGGTTGCCGTGAGTCCGATCCGAGTTGCCATGTCACACCACCGTGAAGAGGTCGCCGCTGACCGGCGTAGCCGGCAGCGTGCTCACCGTGAGGGTCGGCGTCGCGCTGGCGGTGCTGGCCGAGATCGTCGCCTGCGCCCCGCGCAACCCGGCCGTGGTCGTCGCCGCGTCGAAGATGACCGTGCGGTCCTTGAGCTGGTCCGCAACGCTGGTCGCTGGCGTCATGGCGCTCGTCGGGATGCTCGTGGTCGTGGCGCCCGTCGTCACCGTCCCGCGCATCATGACCTTGGCGCCTTCCTCGAGGTTGTTCGCCGCCGTGTCCGATCCGCTCACGCGCAGCGCGTCGGACTTCATGTTCCCGTCTGCGGTGAGCGCGGCTGGCAGCCGTGCCTGGATGTCGTCGATGTCCGTCTGCGCCGTCGTGAGCGCAGCAGCCGTGGCCAGTCCAGCCTGTAGCTCCGTCGTCAGGTCCGCAGCCGCCGCAGCCGCAGTCATCACGTTAGCTGCCATCGCGCCGACGCTAGCGTCGATGCGCCCGGAGACGAGCGCCGCAGGCAGGCGCGTCTGGATGTCATTGGTGTCGGACTGCACGGCCGCCACGTCGGCCGAGACGCTTGCCCCTGCCGGCGCTCCCAGTCGCGCGAATGCGTCGCCGGTCTGCGGCGTGTTCCCTGTGTACGTGGTCACGGTGTCGGCCAGGACCACGCCCTGCACCTTGTTGGTGGCTGGGTCGTAGCCATCGTCCGCAAAGTCCTTGAGGTCGGTCGCGGACTGCGCCACGCCGCCCATGTCTCGCAGGTCGGCCTTGATGTTGCCGTTGGCCCCGAGCGCGGCAGGCAGCCTGGTCTGAATGTCCGCCGTATCCGTCTCGACGTCGGTCGCGGTCTTCACCGTCGTGCCGGAGAGCCCGACCGTGGTCGTCGGCGACCCCACGTTGGCCCAGTCCACGCCGGCCTCGCCGCCAGTGCTGACGTCCAGCGCCCTCCCGAGCACCGTGGCCTGAAGCGGCGCCGGCAGGATGACGTGGAAGTTATCCTTCGCGGCCACCGTGAACGTCGCGCCGGCGGCGA